TACATACACTGGACAGACAAATCCAGATTATGCTGGTCCGAAAGTAGTCATGGCAGGACTTGATCTCAAAGAACTGAATTACCTTGACAACTATATCAGCTTCGAAACGCCGACACCTCAAGACGACGAACCTCCTCTCAGGATGATACACGTCATCGGAGATATGTGGCAGACGTATAGATACTAATATGGACTTTCTTCAAATATCACTTACTAACAAGTGCAACTTCAACTGCTGGCACTGTCCGATGGCCGAGTGGAGAAATTCGACTCCTCCCAACTTCCCATTGTGCAACGCCGAGCTGATTCCCTTCCTAGAGAAGTACATAGACAGTAGACTCTGGGTCATCGAGCTGACTGGAGGAGAGCCGTCTCTATATCCAGAAATTGACGAGCTGATGGAATGGCTTCACGAGAAGAGATACCGAGTTCTAGTGAAGACGAACGGAAGCGGAAACTTGAAGCACTACGACAACTCTACTATAGTGGCAGCATTTCACAAGCTAGAAGAGCCTCCTCAGAACTACGACATCTATCTGATCGTGGACAAGATAGACCGAGAAAAGAAAGAGAGATACTGCATAGATCACAACATCCCGTATAGAGTCATAGGGTACAACAAAGAGAATCCAGACGGCGCTAAGCACGGATTCACTTACTGCGCTTACATAAATCCAGCTGGACATCAGGTCGGATGTTGCGCTGATGCAGTTCCTCAGAAGGTTCAATCTGACGGAAGAGATCACAACAGAATAGACTTCAAGCCGCTGACAGTGATGAAGTGCTGCAGCAGATGCAAAGCAGCTATAGACGCTTGGAGATTCCTCTGATCAAGCAGCATATCTTCTAGCCGTGTCGCTAAGACCGACTAGATCAGTGTAAGATAGATTGTACTCGTTGAAGTAGTTTACTACGTCTTGGTCTACGCTCTCTAAGAAGCTGTACAGAGAATATGATCCAGAGTACACTCGGTTTCCGACAATTATCGGCTTGTTCATAGATGACGTGTCAGAAGTCTCGTCGATAGATATGCTCAGCTCTTCGCCGTCTGGATCGATAGCGAGTCTAGTGTCTCCGACATATATTCCATCTCTCTCGAAGTGAAGATCGTTCATCAGCATGTCGAAGCTAGTGTACTTCTTCTCAGATCCGCTTCCCTTCCAAGCTTCTATGATGTCTTCCACTTTAGTCTTGCAGTACTTGTACACTGGAATGCTAGATGCTTTTCCAGTCATTATGAACTTTCCTATTCCCTTGACGTGACCAGCTAGATTCATGCAGTCAGTAGTCGGACGGACGTTCGTGGGATTGACGAAGAGTCTCAGACCGTTCTCTACTGTGTTGCAGAGATCAGTCAGCTCATCGATCTTTCCCTCCATGAATCCAGTCATCATCTTCTCGTACTCTGGCTTTATGATCCAGTCATTAGCTTTTGTGCAGTATATCTTCATCTTCTCTGTGAACGCGTTGTAGTACGACTGTGCGCTCTCTACATTAGTGCACAGATCAGTCTGATCTAGCACGCACTTGAACATCGCTTTCAGCTTATCTAGCAGATCGAACACGCCTAGTCTCTTCAGAGTGTCTAGATAGTATCTCAAGAATCTGTAGACTGAGTCTACCTTTCTTCTGAGCCATCTCAGCCACTTGTTCAGCTGGCTAAGGAAGCTCTGGAACAGACCAGTTATTGCGTCGAACGTGAACTCTAGAGACACTCCTGAGCATATCTGTCTCTTGAACTCCTGAAAATCTCTGGTTATGTCTGACAGCTCTCGCTGAATCAGATCTGCTCTGTCGCCATCCGATATTCCGAATAGACCTCTAACTGCTTTAGAGAATATCGAGTCTGGATTCAGAAGATAGTCTCTGAAGAAGTCACAGTTGTACAGGTTTCTGCACATTTCGCTATCAGAGAAATCCCTAACCCACAATGAGCTAAGCGACTTCATGAGAGATACGATAGAGTTTCTCACTACTTTGATTATCGGATCCAGAATTCTTCTTATAGACCACAATGCTAGCTTGACGATCCCATATATCGTGTCTAGTATTTTGTCAGCAGCAGCCTGAGTGACCTCTAGAGCAGTCTTGACAGTTACGAAAGTCTGATATATGTACGTGCAGATTATGGTAGAGATATTCATACTTGATATATATACTAGGAAAAGAGAATTTAGCAAATGGAAACAGATTTCAACAGCGAATTCCAGAGAATATTCGGTGCTGGCGGATGCTCGATAAAAGGCTGGGACTGGAACAAGCCGATTCCGTTTGACGGAACTGACGAAGATAGCTGCTACGCTAACGAAGCAGCTATGATAGCAGCTCTTACGTCTGAAGCGTACAACAAGTTCGGATTCGAAGTCGACTACTATGTCAAGCAGATCTCTACTATGAGAGATAGACTCTTCGGCGAAGATCCGCTTGAGAACATTGTCAGAAGATTCAGACTGTCAGTATATGCGCCAAATGTCCCGTCGCTTCAGAAGAAGTATCAGCTGCAGGGAATGCTGTACGAAGAAGTGTTCGAAGTTCAAGCAGCTATAGCGCACTTCTCAGAAGCTAGTCAGTACAATTACGAAAGAACTGCCGCTCAGTACGAAATATATGAGCCGAAGATAGGAGACTTGATGTATTTCAAGTTCTCTGACAAGTACTATGAGATAATAAACGTGAAGAAGTTCGCTGACGGAACAGCTTTTCTCGGAACGCCAGTCACGTACACATTCACGCTGAGAATATGGAAGAACAATCACGAAGACGTCGACGTGATGGGAGAGAATCCAGACAAGATGCCGATAGGAGATTACGCTTCTCTAGCAGAGTCATTCGACATGGAGAACAAAACGTCAGAGGTGTCCTCTTCTGGAGACATATTGGCTGTGAATCAGTTTGTGAAGGATGTAGAACCAGATCCGAGATATGAGCCGACAGACGAACCTACATCTGTGTGCAACCAGAAGCGCGAGTCTGATCCGTTCGATCCGTTCGACGGTTGGTAGATACTGTATAAATAATTAAAATAAAGAGGAAAATTCTATGGATTTCGAAAATTACTGCAAAATGGTCAAAGAAGACGCTAACTTCAATCCTGAAGTGTTCGAGGATGAGATAACTGGTGAAGTTCCATCTGTACAGGATGCGCAAAACGGCGTATCTAACGTACCGACTCCTCAACAGAAGAGCGCTATGGGCGATCTCATCGAGAGATATTTCAAGAAGGGTCAAGAAGACGCTATCGCTTCGCTTGACGGCTTCTCGAACGACTTCGTGAATGAGCTGACTAGCTTCATCAACGACGAGTGGGTGAAGAAAGAAGAGTTCGTCGGTCGTGACGATCTTCTAGCAGCTTTCAAGAAGGGAGTCAAGGATCTGACAGACGCTAGAATCGGAAAGATCGGAACAGCTATCCACGATCTCGGCGTTCAGCTTCAGAATCTGAAGAACAAGTCTGGCGCTAAGAAAGCTGAATAATATATCAAACGGAGCTTAAAATGGCAGATAAGAATGGAAAACATCCGCCTGGTCCGTGTCGTCCATGCGGAGGACAGTGGCCGTCTGTGTTTCCAAGAAGATGGCCTGATGGCGTGTGGCCTCGTCCATGGCCCTATGTGAATGACACAGAGCCAGTCATAGGTCTGTATCCAGGCGAATCCTGCTGTGACGATAATCCATGTATATGCATCACTAAAGACGACGTAGACATCTGGGATCAAGCGTATTCTACTGTCAGCGAAAACTCCGGAAAATGGAACGATCAGAGCTATGACAACTCTTGGAGAGACTCAGCAGACAACTGGCAAGCAGGATACGAGGGAGTAGCTAACGGTTCTGGAGATTGGAACTCAGTTCATGACACAGTCAGCTCAACGTCTGGAAAAGTCCTAGAGACGCTGGAGGATCTGAGCAATACGTCAGGCAGATGGAACAGCACGACTAAGATAGTCGAGTCGACATCTGGCGACTGGAACGATGCAGCAGAAGCGATAATCGACTCTGGCTCGCTCTGGAACGAGTCTTACGAATCAGTATCTAACAGCGGCGATCTGTGGAACGAAGTATATGAGACTGTAGAAGCGAATTCCGCAGAATGGGTGAAGAACGACAGCAGCTGGAGAAACTCTGCTGACAACTGGCAATCTTCATACGAGACTGTAGAACAGCACTCTGGAGAGTGGTTCGACGATCTATCATGGAGGGACTCGGCAGACAACTGGCAGAACAGCTACGTCACAGTCGAGTCTACATCAGCAGATCTCATAGACTCTATGAACATTCTCAGCTCCAATTCTGGAGGCTGGGTAGACGCTGAGTCAGTATTGTCGGATAATTCTGGAAAATGGGACAATACTCATGAGACGCTAGCAGCTAACTCAGGAAACTGGGAGAGCACATATCAGACTGTGAACGAAAATTCTGCTAGCTGGGCAGACGATACTAGCTGGAAGGACTCTGCAGGCGACTGGCAGTCATCTTTCGAGACTGTCGAATCTACTTCTGCTGGATTGATCGAAGCGAGAGACGTTCTAAGCTCTAACTCTGGAACATGGGTCGACACCTCTGACATAGTCAACACCAACTCTGGAAACTGGGACGAAGCATACGACGCTCTAGCTGGATCTTCTGGAAGTTGGAACGAATCTAGAGAGACACTTGGATCAAACTCCGGAACTTGGAACGAGACTTATGATGCGCTAAGCACAAATTCTGGATCTTGGGATGATGCTAGAGACGTTCTCGGCAGCAACTCTGGAATCTGGAACGACGTTACAGAAGCAGTAGTGTCTACATCTGGATATTGGAACAGCGTCTACGAGACAGTCGAGGGAACATCTGCAGAGATCATCGACACCCTCCAAGAGCTATACGACGTTCTAGACGAGAGCTCAGGAAACTGGAACGCTACTCACGAGAGAGTATCAGATTCAGGCGACAACTGGGACAGCGTGTATGACACAGTTCTTGCCAACTCTGCTGACTGGGTCAAATTCCAGTACGCACCCGACATGACTCCAGAGAATGCGTCTGCATACTCGGGAGCGGGCATAATCTACTACAATTACGAGGATTGATAGAATGGAAAACAAAGAATACAAGAATTTTCACGAATTTCTCTTGAACGAATCTACAGTTCTCGAGAAGAAAGAAGACACTAATCCGCTCTACTACATGTGGGCCGTGATTATGAGCGCAAACGGAAAGTCTGACGAAGAGATAAAGAACGACGAGACGCTAAAGAACTTGTTCAAGAGAATCAACAAATTCAACGACTCTCACGACAAGCTAGTCAAGAAGCTCAGAGACAGATATACTCCGTCTGAAATGCTCATATCATTCAGAGATCAGGGAACTGACAATCAGAGAAAGATGATCGACTACAAGCTAGCCGACATGCTTCACACTATGACTTGCGACGTCAAGGGATTC